ATCATATATGGATAATAGATCGCAAGATATAAAAATATTGGAAGATTTTTCAAATTGTAAAAATAATCCAGTATATTTCATAAAAAATCACATAAAAGTTGTTCACCCTTTGTTTGGGATGGTTCCGTTTGACCTTTATCCATTCCAAGAAAATCTTATTAAAGAATTTAAAGATAATAGATTTACTATACTTAGAAAGTTTAGACAAGCTGGGTGTACTACTTTAGTTGCAGCTTATTGTTTGTGGTGCTGCACATTTATTCCTCACTTTAGAATTGTTATCCTTTCAAAGGATGATGATGCTTCAGTTGAACTTTTATCAAGAGTTAAGCTGGCATATGACGAACTGCCAGCCTATTTGAAGGTAGGAATAACGAAAGATAACGAGCACACGTTACAGTTTGCCAATAAAGCATCAATTAAATCAAAAGCCTCATCAAAACAATCTGGTAGATCAATCGCTGGATCTTTACTAATTCTTGACGAGGCTGCATTCATTCAAAACATTGATACTATTTGGGCTGCTGCATTCCCTATTATTTCAACCGGTGGTTCAGTTATAGCTCTATCTACTGTCAATGGTATTGGTAACTGGTTCCAGAAAATGTACACGGGGGCAAAAAATGGTGAGAACTCATTCCATGCAATAGACATCAACTGGAAGGATCATCCCCAATACAATAGATTCAACGATCCTAAGTATGAAAAATTGTATGAAGATCTAGCGAAAAGGGATCCACCAATTTTAATTGATGAATGGGAATCTGTAACCAGAGGAGCTATAAGTCACAAAGAGTGGCTTCAGGAATATGAATGTGAATTTCTTGGAACCGGTGATACTTTTGTTGACGGTGAAATTCTAAAGCAACTTAAGGGTGAGGTTAATCATAATTATCATGTAAGATATCGAAATAGGATGAGAATTTGGAAAGAACCTAATCCATCCCACAACTATGTTATCTCTGTTGATACCGCACTTGGCAGAGGGAGGGACTCCTCAGTATTTCAAGTAATCGACATTTACAACGGAGAACAAGTAGCAGAATTTAAGTCAAATGTAACTCCAATTAATGAGTTTGCTAAGATTGTAGCTCATGAAGCTAGGGTTTACAACAACGCTTTTGTAGTTCCTGAAAGAAATTTAATTGGCCATAACTTTATCTATCATTTAAGAGATGTTGAGGAGTATGACAACATTTTTAGGGATGACAGGGGCGAGTTAGGTATCCAAACTGCTGACTCAAACCGGAAACAAATGCTTGTGGAGATGGATGAAGCGATAAGACTAAATAAAGTTAAAATTAACTCAGAACGGACTGTAGACGAACTTTTAACTTTTATTATAGATGATAACGGTAAATTTAAGGCTGATGAGAACTGTCATGATGATTTAACTATGGCACTTGCCTTCGCGGTATATGCAGTTAAAGATTTAAGAATGACAACTCCAATGTTAGAAGTTCAAACTAATGATGAATTTAAACCTATTAACGTCATAAGCCAGTCTAAATATATTTACAGGACGCCCACTGGTGGCATAGAAGAGGAAGATCTTGAATGGCTTCTCAAATAAACGAAGAATACACTAATTTTAGAGCAGCTAGGACCGGAATAGCAAGTTGGTTCGGTTCCTGGTTCTACCCTGTAGGGAGATCCGGTAAGTTTTTTGCCAAATTCTTTTCAAACAGGGAAAAGCCCCTGCAATCTATTCCTTTAGACTCTACACAAATCCCTACAGAAATATTACCAACTGAGCTACACCCATTAGCTGGTGATACCATTGTTAGACGGGAAACTATGGGTGCGGCAATTTCCCCATTCTCAAAGGATAATACAATTGTATTAACCAAAGCGGAGATGGACCGCAAGAGAAGATATCAAGAATACGAGGATATGGATGATTACCCAGAAATCTGCGCTGCTTTTGATATCTATGCTGACGATACTACCCAGGAAAATATTGATGGAACCAGATGGACTATTGAGACAGATGATGACTTAGCAAAGTCTGAAGTTGAAAGGTTATTTGGAAATTTAAACCTTAAAAGATTTATATGGGATATAGTTAGGAACTCTGTGAAGTATGGAGATTGCTTTTTAGAGCTTGTTGTTGATATAAACAATATCAGTAGAGGTATTCAAAAAATTAAAGTTTTAGATCCTAACTACATTTACAGAATTGAAAATGAGTATGGATACTTAACTGACTTTATACAAGAAATTCCTATGAAGGACCAATGGGAGTCTTTGGGTAGTTATGGGGAGAATCTATCTAACAAGGTCACTATTCCTCTTGATAAGAATCAAATAGTACATTTTAGATTATATACTTCTGACCCAACTTACTATCCATATGGTAGAAGTATAGCTGCTTCAGCAAGAAATGTTTACAGATCACTAAAGTTGATGGAAGACGCAATGATGGTCTACAGACTATCACGGGCACCAGAGAGAAGAATATTTTACATTGATACCGGTCAGTTACCAGCAAACAAGGCTGAAAGCTTTATTGAAGCTCAAAAGAGAAGATTTAGAAAAGAAAAACTATACAGTAGAAATGGTAGTAACATAGATGCTAGACATAACCCTCTATCACAAGATGAAGACTTTTTTGTTGCAGTAAATGGAAAGGGTAGTGGCACTAAAATAGAAACACTTCAAGGTGCTCAAAACCTTGGTGAGGTAGACGACGTTAAATATTTTAGAGATAAACTTTTAGCAACCTTAAAGATTCCAAAGGATTATATTGTAGAAAAAGAACAATCACCTGAAAGAAAAGCTAACTTAAGTCAACTCGACGTTAAGTTTGCCAGAGTGATAATGAGGATACAGCAATGTATTGAGATTGGTTTGGAAACTATAGCAAAAAGACACTTAGCCATAAAGGGTTATGCTATGGGAATAATAACCAAGTTAAAGATTAAACTACCTTCTCCATCCGATATGGCTGCAAAGAGACATTTGGATATTGATGAGCAAAAAGCCAGGGTGGTTCAGGCAGTTAAAACATTGAATATATTCCCTCTGGACAAGATTTACAAGGATTACTACCAGCTAAATGATTCAGAGATTGAAGAGATAAAAGATAAGTTAGAGGAGCAATCTCAAGATCCAGTATTAGCACAGATAACAGGTATGGCACCACCAATGGGTGCCGGAGCACCGGGAATGGAGCCTCCAATGGGAGGAGGAATGCCTCCTGGGGAAGCAGGGGGTCAGGAGCCCCAAGAGAATATTCCTCCTACGGCTGCTGTTGAATCAGTGAATTTAATCAATCTCAAGAGGATGGCACTGACTGAGGATGTCTCCCCTGAAATAATTAAAATTATTAATGATTTAATAATTGAAAATGATTTAAATAAAAATAACGATTCAGAACCCCCTAAATAGAGTAGGATAAAGTTATGTTTACAAATATTTTTGAAAGTCGTAATAAAACATTTCTTAACTTAGTTAAGCTAGGTGATTTTATTGGAAGATCTCTAAGAGAGAACGTAGAGTTATTTTCAGTAGAGGATAGTCAAGTCCTTTATCTAACAGAGTCAGGAAACGTTATTAGCGGTAAATTTAATAAGTCAGCAGACTCTATCTCACAAATTAAAGTAGAGGCTTCCGATAGTTTTGAAGATCGTAAAGTATTTTCTTCCCTGGTTGATAAGAAAGTTAATGACTTTATATACGATATAGTTGAAAATGACCTGTCTGACGCACAGGATAGTTTTGATAATATTCTTAACTTGTGGGAATCAAGATTACACTTTAGAAAAACAAAGTCTCGTCTATCAGAAAAAGCAAGTAGATTTGACGAGTCAACAAAAATTATTGAATCAGAACAGTTTTCTAGACTTCAAGAGTTGAAGGATACCTTAGTTAAGTTCTTATCCGAAAACAAAGAACTAGCTTTTATCCCAGAAATAAGAAATGCTATGAAGCTTAGTAATGTCATAGCTAACTCTTTTGATCTTCCTAAGATAAGCATTGAAGAGCTACAAGAGTTAGGTGTTTACACTATTCCAAAGAAGATAGGTAACACACTGTATGAGCATCTTTGTAGACAGGAGTTACTATGTAAAGAACTTCTGGAATCAAAGAAAAATCTGCAAAACATGTGGCTAACTAATGATAAGGTTCAGAAATTACCATTCCTTATTGCTGAAGACGATGACAAGATAATGGAAAGTCTTGCTAATCTCATTTATGAGATTCCTTTCCTAGCTTTAGCTACTAAGAAGCAACTTTCTGAGTTGGTTGAAAACAACTTAGATTTAATGTTAGAAGACAAGTCAGTTTCCAAAAAGGAAGTTAAAGAATTTGTTGGAAAGATTTTTGAATTCAAGAAACCAGTTAAGAAATATATTATTGATCTTCTTAACGAAAAGTATGGAACTAATGTTCAGAATTTGGCATCAACTCCAACTTTTGATTCGCTAGTAAAAACTCATATTGTAATTCTAGAAGTTCTTTCAAAGATAAGTCCTAAAGGATCAAATCAAAAGAGAGTTCTTCATGAAATGTCAGAATCATTGAAGGATAAGAGCGGTGTTGAAGCTATTGATCTTAGCACATTTCTTAATGAAGTTTTCTCAGAGGCTGGATTCTCACAATCATTAAACGAGACCAGCTTGCTAAACTACCTAAACTTTGATCAAGTTGCCGATGATCTAGGAAAGATAGGTCATGTTCTTAAGATGATAAAGTCTGGTGTTCAAGACGCTGGTGGCCAGATCCCACAAATGGGTGGAGATATGGATAGCGACATGGCAGCAGATGATCAGTATGATATAGATGGTGGTGAGTCTGGGCTAGAAGATTTGGCTAATAAAGTAAATCCAGATGCAGAAGCTTCCGCTGCCGAAGCTGGGGATGAGTTTGAATCTGAGTTAGAAGGTGAAGATGAGATGGGAGGGGATGAAGAAGCTCCCATGGGGGATGAAGGTGAAGAAGAAGGTGATATGCCTATGGGGGATGAGGAAATGGGCATGGATGATGAGGAAGAAGAGCCAGAAGAAGCCGACAAGGAAGACCTTATTTCAAACCTTAAGGAACTAGAGGATCTAATCAACTCATTGAAGGATGATATGGGTGAGGGTGATGAAGACTCTGAATTTGATGATGAAGAAGAGTCAGACTTCGGTGAAGAGGAGGGTGAAGAAGAGTTCCAACCCGAAGAAGGTGAAGATGATGATTCAGAGGAAGAAGATGAAGATGAACTAGAGGAGGGAAAGGTAAAAGGGTCAGACGGAAAAGCTTGTTGGGATGGTTATAAATATGCAGGAACAGAAAATGGAAAAGATAAGTGCGTTCCTAGTGGAAAGGGTAAGAAGAAGAAATAAAGTAGGTTTACATGGCAATAGGCCCCCGAAAATATCCAAGACCAGTTATTATCTATGAAGATAAGACTACGGGCACTCCTGTAAAGTTTGCAGAAGCTAGTGCTATTCTTGTAGAGAGCCTTTCAGCAGTCAATATTGAAGTTATTGAAGCTGTATATGAAGAAATTACAGTTACATCCCTAGGAACTACATCTATAAGCTCAACCTACTATTTCCAAAGTGGAAAGCCATTTACAAACATAGCAACTTTAAGCGGCGATAATATAGGTGAAAATTATCTATTACAATGGACCGCCGAAGCTGGAATTGGATATTGGTTAACTTCTGTCTATGCTCCTGGTACTGGTGATGGATCAATGAAGTCCCTACAAACAGAGGGGGGTGGACTATCCTTAGTATCTGTTAATTCTAATGCTGTAACAGGAATTTTAAAGTCAGTTACTAGTGTTAATGATGCTCTCCAAGTTACTTCTTTAGATGGAACTAGTATATCTTTTGAACTAGTTAAAGCTAATATTGATTTAAGCACTTTAGGAGATATTGATATTACATCTCCTGTAGATGAAGGTGCAGTATTAAAATGGGATGGTGTATCAAAATGGGTAACTGGCACTGATAACAATTCAGGAGGAGGAGGTGGATTGGTTG